CTTTAACAGACCTCTAGATACTTCTTCGGAGTTATCTTATGCATCAGGGTTCTAACTCTGCTCTTGGCGAGATATATTTCGCTTTATGCAAAAGTGTCGATTCACCATTCTCCCTTAAAGCTTGGATCTTGTTTCGCGAGAAAGAGTTTCTCCAACTTGCGGAATTGGATCTTAAGCCTGGGGATTACAGCACTGCCAGCCGCTTTTCGGGCGATTATCTAATCTTGAACTTTTTACGTAAGTATAAAGGACTCGAAACAGGAATCGACTTGAAAGCTAAGGCAATTCAGAAGTTCATCATTTCTGAAGATCTTTGTCGAGAAACTAACCGTACTTTTAAAGACGATAAGCTACAACGGTTTCACCCGTTGCGCGAACAAGCACTTCTGCTTGCCCGTCGTAAAATAGCGCGTCTCTTGGGTAAGTTTAGTTTTGAAGCCATCGAGAGGCTGTCGGGATGGGGCCCTGGGGCTACGTACGAGTTACCACGTCGTAGATCCCACAGGGATGTTAAATTAACAAAACTCCCCATAACAGTGACTGAGACTGCACTGAGCTATGCCCAGTACAGTATTAGTAGCGACCTTCATTGGTCTGCGTCTATTCTTGGAATCTCTCCGGATGATATTCAAGGGCCGTTTTGCTTTTGCAAAGGGGTCTTTGAGATTATTCGCGGTTCTAGGCATGACACTGTTCCTAAAGACTCTAAGACAGACAGGAATATTCTTGTCGAGCCTAGGATGAACGCCTTTCTCCAGAAAGGAGTTGGTACGTTTATTCGAAAGCGTCTAAGGAGCGTCAGTGTTGATTTGAACGATCAGAGCATTAACCAGTCATTAGCCCTTCGGGCTTACGATGAGTTGCTTGCGACTGTTGACCTCAAAGCGGCATCTGACTCTGTGTCGGTAGAGCTCGTTAGAGACCTACTTCCACGAGAGTGGTTTGAATACATGGATCGGATTCGTAGCCGTTTCTTTTGCTTCGAAGATCGAAATTCTTGGACGAAATTGGAAAAGTTTTCCTCTATGGGAAACGGTTTCACTTTTGAACTTGAATCTTTGATCTTTTGGGCTATCGGCGACGCTGTTCGTGACATGTATGACGACTGTTTGCCATTTTCTGTATATGGAGATGACATCATTGTGAGCCAAAAGCTCGCCCCTATCGTAGTGGATGTTCTAGGCTCGGTGGGCTTCCAGGTGAACGACGATAAGTCGTTTCTATCTGGAGACTTTTTCGAATCTTGTGGCAAACACTATTTTAAGGGAAATGATGTTACTCCGTGTTATCAGAAAGAAATCCCGTCATCTTTGGATGAAAGGATTCGCCTGGCGAACCGTCTACTACGCCATAGTCATCGCGTGGCAGGATGTGAAGTTTTATCGGCGGACTCAAATCCGTTCTTTAGTGCTTCGTACTCTGCTTATCGGTGTGCTATACGTATATACGGTCTACTAGGTGCCGGCTTCCTCATACCCTTTGGTAGTGAGGGGGACGATGGATTGCTTGTCCTCCATAATGACTTTCCACACTTCGATAAGAAGATGGATCGTAATATGGGTTTAAGCTGTTCTGTCCTCGGTCGGACGACTCGGCGCCTTCCCGGCGTTGAATCGGCTCTTCTGGCAAACGCTCTCCGTTTCGGCAACAGTGATATCCCTTCTCTTGGGGATATTCTTGTTGAGTCCGATATATGGGTGCGGCGCAAGCGTCGCATCCATCCTAC